TATCAAAGGTCTTCTGATACTCATTCACCGACCACACCTTCTTGTTGTCTCACAGAATGTCATCAATTCATTCACACCGACAAACACTAAGAACAGAACAAAGAAGACTCCACCTATTGCCAAACCAATCTCTAGTTGTTCTTGCTCTTTCTCTTTGGCTTTCTTTGCTTCTGCCTTTAGTGCACTTATCTCTTTAGCATCTGCCAAGTCCATCTCTGCTTGACGGGCTTTAATCTTGTTCCAGACATCGATCTTGCCAGTCTGCATAAAAAGCATTTTCAGCTCTTCCTCAAACGCTCTGGCTTGCTCTAGTGCCATTTCAATCTGCAAGGCCGTTCCCATGTTGGAACCCTTGCCAGACTGCTTGGCTTGAAGCATGGCCTTGGTGGCCACAGACTTGGCATCGAAAAGTTTGCCAATCATTGGCGCGAGTGAGCCAAGGTCTTGGGCAACATTAGCTGCCTTCTTGACCATGCTGATGGCGCTTTGTATCCCCGCCAGGGCTGTAATCGGATCGATCATTTCTTTTCTACCTTTTTCCATTCAAGGCAAACAACCCTCCGATTGTAGACATCACCAGTCCATGTCCACCTAATGCATCGATATTCTGTGGTTGCTGCTAGTAAGACTAGAGCATAGATCACGGCCACATCAAAATGATGACAAAACCGCACCAAACGACAAAGACAGTGATGCAGACCGCGGCAATGATTGCCACGGCCCAGTCTTTCATAGCCCGAAAATCTTCTTGAAGAATTCGGCAGCTACCCCTGGTCCAAACAACACAGCAATGATCACCGCATAGAGAAGATATTCAATCTTCGTCATGCGCTTGTCCCCATCGCGCAATGACTTATCGATGTTGTTGTATCTCTCTAAACAGATTGCTTCATGCACGGCAAGCCTTTTATCAGTGTCTGCATCCATGATTCATTAAGGCTCATCAGGCCAAGTAATAGTCCAAGGGAAACCACTCTGCAAAGGAACATCTCTCAATGCTTGTGTAGTCATTTGTTATTCCAATGCTTGAATTTGGGCTGACAGCGCATTGAGTTGCGCAAGCAGTTCTTCTTTGGTTGGGGCAAGTTTAATTGGCTCAACATAAGCGGCTGCTTCTGCATCTCTTGCGGCCTGTTCTTGTGGCGTTAAATCAATCAATACGCCGTCTATCATTTTTTGCGCCATGTTATAGCTCCGTGAGTGTAAAAGTTCCAGCATTAAAATTGTTTGGGCTACCTACCTCAATTGTTATATTTGTTATTGTTGATTCACTGATACTATTCCACACTTGAGCAGCTACCCCATATAATGATGTTGATGTTGTTTTATATTGCTGAGGGCCAAATGCTGAGACTGTATTTTGATTTAATATAAAATCAAAGTATCCACGCATAAGATCACTTCCTGTATTTGCAGAAGCTGTTCCTGTACCCAAAGTAAAATTATCACCAGTTCCACCCGCTCCACCTCCCGAAACTGATGTACCATTTACAATCAATAAAGAATTTTTATCAGGAAGGTTGCTTGTATTTAAATATAGCTTTATTTGTGTATTAGCATCAACTCCTACCCTAGCCCAAGAAAGCCGCATTTGTTGACGGTACGCAAGACCAGTTGAAAAAACTAAACTTGTAACATTTGATGATATTGTTTGAACGGCTGAACCTTTTTGTAAATTGGTATAGAAAAAGCCAGTGCCATTACACACAATCAAAGCAGCCTCTTGAGGCCACAAAACCCAAGTAGTATGGGCAACGCCATTACGGGTAATTGTTTCACTGGCATTAGGGTCTAGCGTTACATAGCCCGTGCCGCTGTTTTGGATGTAGCAAAACCAACCCGAACCTAACGTAGCCGCCGCAGTAAAAGTTTGGCTAAAAGTTCCGCTTGTAATATCAATTAGTGTGCTTGAATCAGCAGTGCCAAGAATTGTGTTTGACGTTCTTGGAGAACGAACAATGGTAGGGCTTGATGAGATCGTAGTCCATGATGGCAAGCCAGAACCCGCACTCGTCAACACCTGTCCGTTAGTCCCTGCCGCACCAGCAAGAGTTAATGCGGTAGTTAAATTAGCTGATGCAATTGTTGGCGCAGTAAGCGTCTTATTAGTCAACGTAGTTGTACTTGTTGCCGTGACAACATTGCTAGGTGTGATGATTCCAGATAGTGCTACTGTAGCCATGATTGATCCTTATTTTAGGGCTGTGTAGGCCAAGTAACATTATTAGGAAACTCGGCTTGCATTGAAATATTACGCAAGGCTTGTCGGTAGGTTGCCCATGCTTGCTTGTCAGCAGTAGCGTCAGCAATCTGTGTCCAATCTGTTGCGGCTAGTTTGGTGTTGCGTTCTGCCCTAACCTCTGCGGCTTTGCGGTCGTTAGCACCCGCAGCATATGCCGCTTCTTCTGCATCCCTTACTGCTTCTTCCTCGGCAGTAAATGGAATGTTACCTTCTGATGTTGCGTGAAATCTTGTCATGATTTGTCCTTATGAATTAGCAATGCCGTAGAGTCGGAACTTGCCCGTATTGATAGTTCCTCCTCCAGTAAAGAATTGCACCCCTGTAAGAGCGTCAGTTCCAGTATTCAAACCAGCACCCACAAATCCCATTAAGGTTGGCGAATTGTTTATAGTCACGCCTTGCCAATCAATTATTTTTTGGAAAGTGGTGCTTGATGGCGTGTAAACCCTCATAACAAAATCAATAGAATGACTTGCAGTGCTGGTAGGTAGGTTACCAGTAACATTTATTTGTGCAGCGCCACTGTTGGTAACAGACGTATAAGTTCCGTCATTAGCCTTCAGCATGTGAAGATGATTTGCGTATGTGCTAGTTGAGAGATAAGAACCACCAATCTTCATTCGGCAATAAAAGTTATCCGTGGCAGAAATTGTTACGCCAGTAGCAACAAGTAAATAAGCATCGTAGGTGCTGTTAAATGTCGTCTCAATATCCACAGTTGAAGAAGTAGAAGCGGTTACTGTTGAAAGAAAAGTTAATGCACCCGAACTAGCCGCCACCCAACTAGGTGCTACCCCAGAGCCACCAGATGTAAGCACATTACCCGCTGAACCAGAAGCACCACCCACCAATAATCCAGTAGTTATGTTTGGTGTAGTTAAAACTGGTGCAGTAAGAGTCTTGTTTGTCAGAGTCTGTGTGCCAGTTAAGGTAACTACTGTTCCACTATTACCACCAATCTGTGCAGAAACATTCCAACCATAAGTTGCACCCGTATAAACAAGCGTAACAGTTATCCCCGTAATATCGCAGACCAATGTGTCGCCAGCCGTGTTGTTAGCTATCTTGATAGATGCCGTAGGATCAATCGTTAAATTGTTTGTTCCCCACTGGCTAAACGAGTCAACAACAACAACAATATTACCCACTGCTGGGCTTGTGGGCAAAGTAACTGTAAAAGCACCACCCGTTGTGTTCGTTAAAACACCATCATTGTTTGCCGCTGTGTAATTAGCTGTTTTGACTGCTGTATACGAAACACCACCAGCGACTGGTGCTGCACTTGTCCATGTTCCACCAGCGGATGTCAACACATTGCCAGCAGTGCTAGGCGCAACAAACAACGGCGCTGATGTGCCGTTGCCTAAGATGACGTTGTTTGCTGTAAGGGTTGTTAGGCTTGTACCGCCCTGCAATACTGTGACTGTTGCAGCTTCCTTAAGTAATTTTCCCGTTGTTGCATCAAATGCAGCAAGGTTGTTGTTGGTAGAAGAAGCTGGGCCTACTACATCGCCAGTGCCTGGTCCAGTGAATGCAATTTGAATGGACCCAGCGCCTGGTGTGATGGTCACGCCAGACCCAGCGGTTAAAGATGCCTTGGTCAACGTGTTGCCGGTGCTGTTACCAATTAGCAGCTGGCCATCGGTGTAGCTTGTCTGGCCAGTGCCGCCATTGGTCACTGCCAAAGTTCCTGTAATGTCAGAAGTAGAAACAGTAATTGCATCCCATGATGCGTTTAAGCCATCGCTTTGCAGATACTTATTGTTGGCAGATGCTTGTGATGGCAAGAGATTATTTAAGGCAGCCTGTGCAGTAGAAGCACCAGTTCCCCCATCAGCCACCGCCAAATCTGTGATGCCAGTAATTGAGCCGCCCGTAATCGCCACATTGCTTGATGTAAGTGGCCCTGTCACCCCTGCCGTTGCTGTGACTGCGCCAGTGAGTGTCGATGTACCTGTCACCGCCAATGTCGTGCTTGCAGTGATTGCTTTAGCCGCCAAGGTTGTGTTATTGACTGTCGCAGTTCCTGTGGCAGCACCAATGTTCACAGCAGTCGCTGCACCGGCCAAGTTCACAGTGGTCGCTGTGGTGTTGACCAGGGCAAATGTTGTTGATGGTGTTGTCAGGCCGGTTGTGACGGCTGGCGAGGTTAGGTTTGTTGTGCCTGTGGCTGTCAGCGTACCCGCAACCGCCAATGTCTTGCCAGCGCCAACATTGAGGCCAACACTTGTGCCAGTGCCGGCAGCTGCAAAAATTGCATCGACCAAATCAAGGTCTGTGTTGACCTTGGTCCCCCAAGTGTTTGAGCTTGCGCCAACTTCTGGCTTGGTCAGCAATAGGTTTGTGGTTGTGGTATCTGCCATTTTTAGTCCTTAACCAAAAGTTTTTGCGCGAGTCAACAAATTGCCGCCAGAGGTCGAGCCTCGGTCATCGGCCACTTGCAAGTCATTTAATGCGCGCTCATAAAGAGTCGCCCACACTTGAATTCTCGCATCATCTTGCAGATATGGCGCAGCCTGGAGAAGTGATCCATACAGATAAATGTCAGGACTCGATGTCAAAATAAAATTGGTTGCAACACTTGCAGACAGTTTATTGAGGTTTGCAAAGTAGACAATTTCTGCCGTGTAGGATGCATCTGGCGTTGGCACAAATCTGAATTGAGTACCAACTACACCAAAAAACTTTGGCCTTGCGCTGGCCGTAAATTTTGTTGATTCCTCATCCAAGGCATCCATTGTCATAAAAGACAAAGGGGTGATTGGGTTTGTGCTGGTCAATTTAAATGCTTTGACTTCCAAAAAGTCAGCAGGCGTTGACTCAAACTCTCCATCCACTGTCAAATTTGACCTAGTCAGCATCTGCCTGGTGCGCAGTGTTCTTTCAATTTGCGCCTCGGCCAGAGAGATAAAGTCAGGAATGACAGAAGTCAGGTCCGACCGATTAAGCCAGTCGCCAATGGATGTCTTCAGTTCCGCGTATGTAGTCAGTGCCATTATTGGGCCTCTTTTTCCATCTCTTCTTTCACAATCCAAGTGTGTTCATGGCGAAACTCAAATGTGCCAATGTGGCCAATTTCCTTTGAAACGTCATGGTCGATGTAGACTTTGTA